ACCAATGCCACTGTGTTCGGGCTAGGAATGAAGTTCTAAGATGAGAGCCGAAGAATTCGTTACGGAAATAGGCAACACTCGTCCCGAATATACCCGTACTGACCGACAACGATCAGTTAGGCATAATGTGTCGGAAGGCAAAGAAAACTTCAATGGTATAGATATCTCTATGGAGATAGAAAAAGATGATGAAGATTATGATAACCATACAGTAATATATGTCACCGCCAGTGGCAACGGTAAAAAACTGGGTCATGTTGTATTTTTGTTTGATGGTGAATATTTACTACCGCAGGATTTAGAAGTTGAAGAACGATTTCGTGGTCAAGGCATAGCTCAAACAATTTATGATTATGTAAAGAGTAAAGGATATAAAATTCGCCGTAGTGGTCAGCAAACTGATGCTGGGGCTGGATTTTGGCAAAAACATAGACCTAATCAAAATATCTGGGAGCAAGGTGTAGTGCCAGGCAAGATTAAAAGATGAAATATCTTAAAAAAATCCTACTTAGCCCCTGGACAGCCTTGGTCACCCTGGCCATAGTTGTGGGCATAAGAACAGCGGATCCTGTGTTTGTTGAAAGTGTGCGACTAAGATACTTTGATACCTTGATCGCCAACAAGACGCCCACAGTCAACAACATCTACACTGTCGACATCGACGAAGCCGCACTGGACCAACTCGGGCAATGGCCATTGCCGCGTGCGGAATATGCCAAAATCATACAAGATTTATATGCAAGACACGCAGGTCTAGTTGTGCTGGATGTGCTCATGCCGGAACCTGACCGTACTGGAGGCGACAATCGACTGGGACATGCACTGAAAAAATATCCGGTAGTGTTGCCAGATTTCCCTGCTGACCACAGCAAGAACATTGCACACCCGCCGGGCTCGGCCGTGATTGGCTCCAACAACCTGGACATGATGATCACATATCCGGGCCTGATTGCCAATATTCCTGCCATAGAAAATTCAGCGGCTGGTGTGGGCATCGTGAACACCTTGCCAGAAATAGACGGAGTAAATCGTCGTGTGCCATTGGTGGTACAAGTTGACGGGCGGCTGTATCCCGGGCTGTCTCTGGAAGCTCTGCGTGTTGCCAGTGGCAACAGCACATTCCAGGTGCGAATGAACGAGCTGGGTGTGGAGAAACTGCGACTGCCGGGCGATATTGGAATTGTTGCCACAGACAACTTGGGACGCATCTGGATAGACTGGAGTCAACACAGTAAATCGGCAAAGTTGACCGATTTACCCCGAGATTTTGGTGGTGCAGTTGTGATAGTGGGACCCACGGCTGCTGGCATTGCCAATCCGGTACCAACCAGTATTGGTGCGGTGTGGCCACATGATCTACAGGCCCGAATCATGGCCACCATGATCAATCACGTGGTCATACAACGACCCGGCTGGGCCGATACGGCAGAAATTATACTAATAATAGTGCTTGGATTAGTGCTTGTATTCTTCGCTAACTGGCGTAAAAAGTAATAAATATTATTATGAAAACATTTCGCGATTATATCAATCTAATAGAATCTGCTAATCAAAGTTTAGAAGAAAACTGGATCAATCACGATGCCCCGGAGATGTTAGCAAGGCACCTTGCTGAGTTGTATTACAACGGAATCAGTCCTGCTGATGAGTTTAAAATGGCCGCACATATCTATCAACAAGTTATTAACGGCGAAATGTCGATTGAGCAACTCAAGCAACACATTGCCAGACTTGAAAAAGAAAAGCGTAATAAATAAAAGTGCGAGTCGCGATGCTATCAACATCCACCCGCTCTATGATTGTAAAGGAATCACAGCAAATGTATTTACGCTATTATGTCTATGCCTACATAAGAAAGTCAGACCATACACCTTACTACATCGGTAAAGGTAAAGACGCAAGAGCTTGGTCTAAAGCTCATTCCGTCAAAGTCCCAAAAGATAAATCTAAAATAATTTTTATTGAAACTAAACTAACCGAAGTCGGTGCCTTGGCCATTGAGCGCCGATTAATACGTTGGTGGGGCCGTAAAGATCTAGGCACTGGTATATTACACAATAGAACAGATGGCGGCGAAGGAGCAACTGGCAGAGTATGGACAACAGAACAGCGTAAGAAAAATAGTCTATCACATACTGGTGTTGCTAAATCTGAAAATCATCGTATAAAATTAAAAGCCGCAAAGCAAGGCAAAAAACACAATCAATACGGCACCAGGCAATCCGAAGAATGCAAAGAAAAGAATAGACAAGCCCATCTCGGAGAGAATAATAGTTTTTACGGAAAAAAACACACAGATGAATCTAAACAAAAAATAAGAGATAAAATAACAGGTATAAAACGAGAAAAGTTGGTATGCCCACATTGCGGCATGGTATGTGCTAAAAATATATACGTCCAATATCACGGAGACAAATGTAAGCACAAATGAATAAACATTTATCCTATATTGTTCCAATCTTATTAGTTGTCTTACTCTACTTTGGTGGGCAATACGCTTACACGCATTATGCGTTCCTAATTGATGTTACTATTCCTATCGTAGCAGTAGTTCTAGTAGGCCTACATATCAATATTGTTAGATTTATTACAGAGTTAAATCAAAAATTAGCAATCAAACGACAGTTCGGCAGTTATGTCAATCCCACCATTGTGGAACGCTTGCAGAAAAATCCTGAATTGATCAAACTCGGTGGCGAACGTCGAGAGCTCAGTATAGTCATGACTGACCTGCGTGGGTTTACTGCGCTAGGCGAAAGTTTTGGCGACGATGTAGAAGGCCTGACCAAGATCATGAATGACTACATGACAGCGTTGAGTGTTCCTGTGTTGGCCAATGATGGTACACTGATCAAGTTCATTGGTGACGCCAGCCTACATGTACATGGTGCGCCATTGGATGATGACAAGCATGCCCAAACTGCTGTGCGCACTGCACTGGAAATGATCCGGGCCATTGAAGATTTCAATGTGGGCTTGATTGCCAGTGGGCGTCCTCCAGTGGGCATGGGTGCAGGTGTCAACACCGGCGAGACCTTGATAGGCAATATCGGTGCCAAAACCAAATTTGGCTACGATGTGTTGGGAGATTCAGTAAGCACAGCAGCACGCCTGGAAGGACAAACCAAGAGCTATGGTGTGCTGTTGATCATTGGTCCAAGAACAGCCGATCTGGTCAAAGATTCATTTGCAGTGATTAAACTGGATAACATCGCGGTCAAAGGCAAAACTGTTGGGCTGGATATCTATACCGTGGGCCAAACTGCGACCCACAAACATGAAGAATACATGAAAGAATATCTAAGTGGCAACTGGAATCGAGCACTTGAGTGGGCTAGAGAATTGTGTACAGATCCAACCGTGGACATACAGGAATATTACAAAAAGATGATCGAGCGGATGGAACAAGGGGTACCAGACAACTGGAACGGCACCTATCATGCCACAAGCAAATGATCAGTCGCTACCGCCGGCTGCTTCTTGATCTTGTACAGTGGCGTTGATGCGCTTTTCGGCTGATACTCGTTCATGTTCAATGCTTTTGCCACGAAGATGCAGAACCGTATTGACCTTTTGATTCAGTCGGATCAGGTCGTTGTCCAACATGCGTATACGGTCAATCAGTGCGATCAACACGGTGTTGGCATCTGATATGACCGGCTTGACTTCGGTAGTTGCCCACCGCCAGACATAGTGTATGACATAGCCCATGCCCACGGCCATGATGATAGGGAATCCGTACTTGTTTACCAGTTCTACTAGGTTTCCCATCACGTGTAGCCTCTTGTGAATCGTTCAACAGGATCAATCTTTTTGATCATCCGGATCCCAGTGACCAAACAGGTTTCAAGACGGAATAGATCACCTTCTTTCCACCCCAATGCAACTGTGTCCAACTCGTTGTCCAATTTCAAATAATTGGGATATAGATCCCATTCATAATCGTAGTATTTCATCAGTCTCTGCGACAATCAGTTTTTCCGTCAGCTCTGGCAATTCTGTCAAGATCGGGTTTAAGACCGAGGGCAGAACTTACTAATGTATCCACTCTTAAGACTTCATGATTCATGGTCTTGACTCGGTTGTCCAAGGCCGTGATGATGCCGGCCATGCTCTTGATACTGCTGAGCACTCCGGCCAACAACAGTTTGATGGTCAAAAAAACAAAATATCCACCGGCCAATGCTGCTGCAACAGGAAAACCAAGATCGCCAATGATCTTGAGAACATCATTCATACTTGCTCCTTGTCTCTTACAAGATTTATTGCCAGTATTTATTCACTATCAATCAAGACTTGATGCAAATAAAAAAAAGGGCCCGAAGGCCCTTTTGGTGGTTTCTGTTACGAGGTATTTCCTACCCTATGCAGTGATTAAACTGCAAATGATGTGGCTCGTACTGTACGTGCAGAGAACTTGATGTTCTTGCCAGAAACAGCGACTTCGCCTGTATTTGCGTTTGCATTTACGAGTTTTGCTTGATTTACAGTCATCGCCTACTGTGTTGCCTCTTTCGCTATCTCACCATGTCGAAACCGGTCGGACCCACCTAATAGACCTACAACTAACCAGAACCAAAGATTTACTGCGGCTACAATACCCCAAAAATAAATCCAATGTTCAAACATACAAGTCCCTTAGGTGGATCCGGGGAGAATCGAACTCCCGTCCACAGTGCCTTTGCTACGAAGGAATTACAACAATACTTTGCTACTGCTAGACAGTTTGCACCACGATTGATAAAGGTGGTGGATCAAATGTGTTCATGAATGTGACCCAGGCCGCGGCTGCATCCTGGGTTTCCCAGATAATAACAGCACAATCGCTAAGTGGAAAAATTGGATCTAGGGTGGGTTGCAATGCAGGAATACTCAACGCCGGCCCCGTGCCCGTTGTTTGAGCCAACTGACAACTAGCCAGCTGATTTTGCATAAAGTCCTCTTCGAGAGATGACAATTTCCTGCCCATGTTCATATTTGTGATAATAGTCATATCAATTCCTTAAATGATTTGTACTTGAGCCAGCACTGGTGGAGGACTAGCTTCATTGACGAAGGCTATCCAGGCATTGGCTGAATCGGCGGTGTCCCATATTATGATTACTGTTTGTCCATCGACACTAGTAGCCACGGCTGGAAAATTTCCTTGTTCTGCAGATGCGTATACATGGTTCTCGGCTGCAGCAATGGTTAGACGATTCATAACGTTGTTCAGTTCGACGGCAGTCATATCTCTGCCCAGGTTGACATGTGTGATAATAGTCATTGTGACTCCTTTTGATATATTTACTTACTCTAAAAATCCAAAATCTTTTTATAACATTATTTATGGTGGGCCTCCCGTGATTCGAACACGGCACCCAACGATTATGAGTCGTTTGCTCTAACCTAATGAGCTAGAGGCCCAAGTGTTTATTATATAGCATATTTCAGCAACTGTCAAGCCATCGTTTGAGATCACCGTACAAAACCACCATCATGGCTTCCTTGCTGCCAAAAAATATGATTTTTTTTGGTATGCCGCGTGTGGTACTGATATAGTAGGGCATCTGTATTTTGCGGTCCAGATCCAGCATCATGCGCTGATCAAACATGGCCGGATCTGAAATAGTGTATTCGTAGGATTCGATATCCAGCACTTCACTGAACACTCGGTATCCAGGGCCGGTCAGGCGCATACCACCAGTGTTGCGTATATTAAACCACCATTGTGTCCGAGCCTGGGCCACAGTGATACGATCCTGCTCGGGCAACTCAGACACTAATTTTTTAGTAAGTTGCAGACGGTCACGCATGATCAGAATCTTGATAAAAATTCTTCAGGATCGACGCCAGAATTGGGCAAGATCCATTGCGGATAGTCCAGGCAGGCTCTGGGAAAGTAATCGGTCATGTTGACTATTTCGTACTGGAATTCGCTGTCACGATTCCAGCTTTTCTTTTCAGCGATACTTTTTTCTACATCGAGATTGAGGACCAGATCAGCAGTATTTTCTTCTTGGTGCACTGTATTGCGTGCCTTGTCGGTCAGCCAAACCCGGTCGCCCAGGTAGCTGAAATGCCAACCGCCGTGACGCACAGTTACTACCTGATCCTGGGTCAACATACCTGTACGGCCTCGATAATCAATTTGTGCTGGAAGATTATACAGGTTAGATCGTTGATAGCGAAGTGCTTGTACACTGAACTGTCTGATCCAGCTGGCCCTGGCAGCCATGCTCCAAATGTCAAACGGGCCCGGTATTGGAGATGCACGCACATAATTAAATTTAAAATTGCACAGGGGCATATGGAAACCAAACACCGTGGCTTGGTCTTGAGTTCTTGTATAGTCAACACTGCTGGGTCTCACAATCTCATCCACATCGCTGTAGATCACAATGTCATCGTCGTTGGCATCGGCCAGCCCGGCAATGATGGCATCCCGCTGTAGATCCGCATTGTTCCAGTAATTGCGATCGGCCAAACTGGTATATTTGACATGACGGATCTTGTCCAACCATGGTGCGAATCTTTGTTTGTGCTGTTCAAAGATATAGGGCTTGGCATGATTGGTCAGGGTAAGATCACTTTCACACAGCACAAACACATCCACATGATCGTACAAGGTACGCAGGCGTAGCTCTAGCAGATCCAGTTCGTTGTAAAATATAAAGGTGTCGTAAACACGCATGGTGTCAAGGAAAAACTCGGTCGCCTTGCTTGAGAACCACCACTGTGAACTTGTCGGTCTTGAACTGTGAGTTCAATTTTTTGGCCAGGTTGATGGCATGTCCGGGATTGCTGAATGATACTTTTTTGTATTTGGGTCCCGGGTATTGCACCAAAAGATTGCTGGTTTTGAGGTTGATGGGCTTGCTGTCATAAAACACAGCCCATACTCCTTCGCTGCCTAACACCTGTTCGGTCTTGTAGGTGTTACGATTGGTTATTTCAGCTAGTACGATTGGCTTGGGTCGGCTCATGATCAAGTATTTATGGCGGTAATATACCCAGTTTAATAACTGCCGCCGTCCATGCGCACGGTGATCACTTCGTCTACTGGTTGAGCAACAGCTGACTGCAATTCCTGCATGTGCAACAACAGTCGAGACAGATCGGCTACCAAGGCTTGTGCTTCGTCGGCTGTCATCACAAGTGTATTTCTACCGCCCTGCAGGCCCTGTACACGATCAATAAATCTTTCTATGTGCAAACTCATCTGTGCACCTCATTCAGGTATGGATCCAGCCAGGGCGGTTCCCAGCCCTCAGGCTTGAGTATTTTGCCATCCTCTCTTTTGATCACAGCACCGGTGTTGACGTCGATCTTGTCAAAATTGCTGCGCATGACTTCGTTCCAGGCACCTTCGGCATCGGCTCCCATGCTGTGTATGGCACCAATAGTGACCACCAAGATATCAATCAAGGCATCCAGATCGGTTACCGGATGCTGGCTATCCTCCAGCTCTTGTACTTCTTCACGTATGAGATCCAGATACAAGGCATACTGATCTCTATTTTCTATGCCGACAGTTTGTCCGCAGGCCTGCATGAAACTGGCCTGCTGTTGGAATGGGCTAGACATTGGCAATCTCCTGTGTGTTGTGATATGGACCGTGATAGGTATAGCGTTGCAACACGATCAGCTTGGGATCTTGTACAGTACGCCATTTACGACCTTTCTTGACCTGATACCAACCGGCTGCGAACCAGCTACGGCTTTTGGCTGTCTTGGTAAACAGCGGTAACGCATGCGGCACGTCCCAGACCGGATTGTGTACACGACTGGCTGTGGGATACCCGTGTACTAATCGATCAGTACATGTTGCCACCGGTGCACGAGCAGGACTGGATTCAAATCTAATACCAACATCACGTTCCAACATGCTGATGGTTTTGTACTGTGTGATTTGATTGTTGATACGGATTTGGTATCCGCCAGCACAGGCTTCTACGTTGCCAATTTTTTTATCGTCTCGTTGCAGGATCCAAAATTCGTTATCAATTACTGGTTTTGCTATCAGCATCATACCCTTTCTTTTTGCACATCTGTTGTACTTTTACCGGCACGTCTGGGTGCCATCCGCCTATCAACTGTCTGCAATCGTAACGCATGGTGATCATGGGTGATTCCATGGCATTCATGAACCACAAAAATATTATGCCAGTGCCCAAGGTCGCTACACACAAGGTGACATACACTTTCATGTCAACACTCCTTGATAGGTGGCGTTTAACCAGCGTCCAAACTGTTCGGCTGTTTCGCTACATTTGTTGAGTTCATACTTGCCACAGAACTGCATGAATCTCACTCCCACCTGCCCTATATCTTTGTGACTGATCTGCTCACGTATGGCAGTGTCAATTGTTAGTTTAACATCCGCGGGCTGAGCAGTCAAGTCAATCAAGGTCCTGTTGCGCTCGTAGTCATCTAATACTCTATGCTCTACACCATCTGGATCTGTCCAGCGTTGTAGCATCATGTTGTTCCAGCTGTAACCTTGTTTTGTTCGGTCCTCGTACGCCTCCGCCAAGCCGACCTTGTTCTTGGTACCTTTGGTCCTAACTCCCGGAAACGCAGAAAAAACATTATCAGTCGGGTCGCCTCGCATGCACTTCTCAAAAAGAAGCCACCCTGGGTCCGGTATCTTTTTAGGTTCCTTAGTTTTCTTGTCGAGGACCGGTTTACCTTTCGCATCAAATATTCCTTCGATCGTGATCAATTCATCGCTAATGCCATTATACTGTTTTACATTTGTGGCCAACAGTTGAACAAAGTCAGTGTCACTGCTTATAATCACATGGTCGTCAGCAGGATGTAACGCAATCCATCTTGCTATGATGTCGTCGCCTTCTGCTGTGGCGCACCGTATGACGCTGCAATTGGTTCGTTCTGTCAGATACTGGGTCAAGCTGTCATAGGTCTCCCAGAACATGGCATCTTCTTCTTGTTCTTTTTCTGTGAGTGCCGCCCGGGCCACGGCTCGATTGGCCTTGTAGGGTCGATAGTGGTCTTTGCGCCAGCTGCGCCCTTCTAGAGCAAATACCACGTGATCAGCCGAAAATCGCTGTGCTACCTTGTTGGCGGCCATGAGTGTGATATGCAGGGCGAATCCGATCTTTTCCCAGGTATCCGCTGCTCTGAAAGCACCGTGTCTGGCACGGAAAAACATGTTTGCTGTGTCAATCAGCACATACCGCATATTACCACCTAAACGTATTTGTTGGAGATAATATATTGTAACATAAAACGATGGAAAAAGCTATGGCCATTTTTGCCAAAATGATATGAATTGGGTGCTACTGTTTCGATTCCGGCTGATTCCAGGATCGCATTGTAGGTCAGGGCAGGATCGTATGGTCCGATGTAACTGGAGCCCCAATCCTTTCGATCGGTGATGGCACCAAAATTGGTATTGCCGTTTACAAATATGTGACGTATGTTTTGTGCATCCAGTTCTTGATGGAACTGCCAAATTTCATCATGTGCCTGTAGAGTTTTTTGATTCCAGTCCACATTGATCACAAACTGTCGATAATCTTCCTGTAGTTCTGCTGGCACACGATCTATGCCCGATGCGTTGACTTGATAATACACATTGTCGTACAACCACTCTTCTCTTTCCCAGGTGCTCCACTGTATGATCACCAAGAGGTCGTGCGTGGTATTGGCACGTTCGGCCAACCAGGCTCGTGTGGTACGGATTATACGAGTATTGCTGCTGGCACTTTCGGCATCAAGATACAACGAGGCATTTAGACTCTTGCTCAACTGCTTGGCCCAGGTCACTGCCTGATTGTCCGGATGTGGTCTACGACCTAGATAAAAATATTGGCTATCGTCCTGAGCAAAAGCATGGCGATTCACAGCTTCGGCTCCGGCTGCGTGGCTGTCGCCATTTACATAAAGTATCATTCTTGATAGGCTGGGTTAGGGAATTCTAGTTCAAACACGTGATATGTGGAATTGTCTGTTTTATTTTTGAGGAGTTCTACGGTGCGATATTGCTCGGCTTCGTCAAGAGATTTAAAAATACCACTTCCATACGACGCTGTGCCCAACGTTGTGCCCAATATGGACACCGGCGATATGTATATACCACCATCGATTGTCAGTTTGGTCAATTGATAGACCTTTATGGTTTTTGGCGGTCGTAGGCCTTGCATCAACTGACCTCACTACGACCATCGCCGATATCTTTGCTGCGAATGATCCTGTTGCCATTCATGGCCTGTTCTTGTTCCCAAGTTTCGAGTACCACATTACGACATACATTTTGGAAATAACGATCAATGATTTCACTGTCAGTATCGGTCTTTTTCATCATGTAGCCATGTCTGACCAAGTCAGCTATCATTTTTTCGTTCCAATCAAACTCAAAAGAACCGGCATGGATATTTTCAGGATCTATGTCTACACTTACAATTTTAAAGTAAGGTTCACCACGCTCAGTGGCCAGCTCTTTGGCAGTTTTTTCCGGAGCCTTGGGAGCTTTGGGCGCCCGAGGCTTGGGATCCTCGGTTATCTTGATCACAGCGGGTTTCCGACGGAAACGATCAAATATGCTCATATTATTGAGGCCTAGTATTGCCGTAATGTACCACAGTAAACACTGTGCTGGTCTGTGGTAATTTTCTCCACGGATCCACGATTATGCTGCCAGGTTTGATTTCACAGTAGGGCTGTGTGTCCTGTTGGTCACCAGTGTATTCGTAAGTGATTTTTCTGTTGTGAGCCCAAAGGAACACAGCAGGTGTGCTGACTGTGTCTACCACGTCGGTTGGGTCGTCGCTGAGTGGATCCACATAAACCACGGTGTGACCGGCTTGTTTGACATAGTGCCCGACCAGAGTCGAGTACGAACCGATACAGTATTCCACATCAGGCTTGTAGGCCTTGCCGTGTATCACGATAGGCAATCCGCTGGCAACAGCTTGATCGACCAAGAACAGGGCCAGATTGCGTGCTTGTAATTCTCTAGCATGCATCACAGTATCGAACAGATCGTAACCGATGTCGTATTCTTGGGCCAACCAACGCAGAGCGATATTGTCTCTGGGATGGCAAGCACCAGCATCGCCCATGCCTGCTGTCATGTATTTGGGTCCCATGATACGCATGGTGCTGCGTGCTAGAGCATTGGTCACAACATCTACGTTGATGTTGCCAATTTTTAACGCAAAGTCCTGGATCATGTTGACCAAGCCAACCTTGGCCGAAATAAATGTGTTGTAGAAGATCTTGATGGCTTCGCATTCGTCCCAGGTTCCGATTTCGTATCTGGGATCGTTCTGCATGATGGTCTTGTACAAGGCAATCAAGTCACCGGCGATGCCGGAAATTTCACCGTCTTCGGTACCGATAATGACCATTTCAGGATTGGCCATGTCCCATTTGACCGAACCCATGGCGATCAGGTATGGATTGTACACAAACTGATGAACCGGATCCAGCAAGGTAATAAATTTTCTGCGGGTGGTTCCTGGCAACACAGTGCTGATCAAGACCACTTTTTTGCTGACACCATTGGCATATTGATTTACCTTGTTGATGGCATCAATTACAGCGTCATGACCAAAGTCCTTGGGCTCCATGTGGCTGCTGGGTACCGAGCCATCGTAGCCTTCCGCATGCGGAGTGGGCACAGCAATAAAGATCCATTCGCTCGCCTCAACCAATTCGGCCATGTCACATACTCGTACAGTGTCGCTGGTTCTGGGCACAATATCATAGCCACGTACTTCGTGTTTTTCTGCCATGACTTCGGCACAATCTAGTCCCAGTTTTCCAATTCCTACAAATCCAATTTTTGCCATGATGATCCTTTGAGTTGTCGTGTATGTAATTTATCGTGATTGATCGCCACACTAGATTTTTTTGTAAACCGGAATTGGGTTCATTTTGTGTAGACTACGAGCACGTATTTGACGATATTTTTCAACGTTTTTTAACTGCTCGAGATTGTCAATAGGCAATTCATTGTTGTCCTGTCGCATGGCCATTTCTAGCTCGGCATAGGTAAGACCTCCCAACTGATCCGAATCGGTCCTGCCATCGTCCCACAGGCCATCTGTGGGTGGTGCATCGATGATGTCTTGCAACACACCCAGTTCGCGGCCCATCTGCCATACTTCGGTCTTGTAACAGTCGGCGATGGGACTGATGTCCACGCCACCGTCGCCGTATTTGGTATAGAAACCCACACCAAAATCCTCAACCCGGTTGCCGGTTCCTACTACCAGGCCCTGCGTGCTTTGAGCAATCTGATACAGGGTCACCATTCTCAATCGGCTACGGCTATTGGCCATGCCCAACAAGTTGTTGTACTGATTCATCTTGGTCTCGAATGTGTCAAACACCGGAGTCACATCAATGATCTCGTGTCGCACATTGTCGAATGTCTGGGTCAACCAGGCACCTTGTTGCATACTGAGATCGTGCAGTTCGGGCCGTTGGCGTATGGGCATGCTGACAGCGATGGTATTTAGGCCAGTCCTGGCGCACAAGGCGCTGACCACGGCCGAATCAATACCGCCTGATATGCCCACTACCAAGGTCCTCATGCCAGCTGTGTCAGCATAGTTTTTAATCCAGGCTGTTATGTTGTCTTGCAAATTCATTGTTTCAATCTCCATATCAAGTGTTCTACATTGTTGTGCCAATGTATTTCATGCTGTATTTCATCCATTGGATGAAATATTATTTCATCCATCCCAACCCGGGTAGCGATTCCGCGATAGGCCCATTCTAAAAATATACGGCGTCCGGATATCGAACAACGTCTAGGCCACAGCACAAATTTCAGTTGCCAGACTGGTGCTTGGTCAAAATAATCAACGGGTAACAAGAATATCAAGTGCCCCATTCGTTTTTAAAAAGCGGCACTTGAAGTCGGTCACTGTAGCGCCACCCACGTTTCATGGCCGCCACGGCCACATTCTTGTTGTTCAAAGTGTATACGCTTTCAACACCACCCACTGGCATGATATACACCGGACCCACAAAATCTGCCTGTTGGAAGCAGTCATATGCACGTTCAGCATCCAGGATGTCCTCCTCGGTGGCCACCACAAACTTTAGATAGCAGGTTCCATACTGCTGATAGGTTCTGACAATTTCTGGTCGGATGGCATCTTCCCAACTTTCACCACTGGCTGGCAACTTGGCACTGATGCTGAACGTGATTTCGCGATCACCGTTGGCCTGTGCCCACTGCCACAGATATTTGCCAAATTCTTCTTGTATGGGTTGGGTTCCGTTGGTCTCAAAAGTGATTTCTTTTAATCGAGCCATGGCCGGGTGATCCAACAAATCCATGTAGGCACGTTGCCAACCCAGCAAAGGTTCCCCGCCTGTGATTACCAGGTGCTCGTCTCGCCACTCACCATGTGGCAAGATCTCCATGATACGAGCCACGATGGCATCGGTCTCCAGCATGGGACTGAGAT